GCGTGCTTGCGGCAGTAGTACGGATCACTGGCCTCAACACCGTAGTCTCCGCCTGCAGACTCACTATATGCGCCACGAAGCGCGGCTTCATCACGCATGAAGTCGCCCTTGTTATACACATAGAAGACATCTGACTGGCGCTTAACTGGAACGATGGGGAAGACCTGATCTGCGATAAACGCAGATGCTTCCTGCATATACGCAACAGAAATGTTAGTCATTGCCCGATCAATATGGGCGTCCTGCATCTTAGGCATTATCTATTCACTCTCCTTTCTTACTTAAACGAGCTTGACTGAAATGAGCTGATCTGCGCCAGTAGACGCGGTAAGAGCAACGCCAGCAACAATCGTGCCAGCAGAATCGATAGCCTTGCCAGCAGCATCTGCATACACAGCAGCACCAGCGGCAACAGCTTCGCCTGCAGTTACAATAGCGATACCATCGCCAACAACCTCGAGCACTTCGCCGGTTGCAACCTCATTGTACGAGACGCCAACAATCTGGGTTACAGCCGTAGCAGCGACACCAAGACCGCTAGCGTTGGCGGAAACAAACAGGTACCGTCCAACAGCTCCACCTGCCACAAGACTGTAACGCAGCCCGGGGATTTCATACGCATTAGCCATTAGTTAGACCCTCCCTTCAGATACTCCTTGTAAAGCTCTGGCTTATTCTTGATAACACTAGCGATCGCGCGCTGCTTGGTGATGCTAGGATCGGCCTCAACAATCTTATTAGCCTCAGCCTCAATCTTAGCCCAACCAGCGTCTGACTCAGTAAGAGTAGCGCCTGCAGCGCTCTTGCCAACCTCATCAAGAACAGTGCCCTCAATGGCAGTAGCAACGGTAGTAAGAAGATCTACAACCTGCTCATTAGCGCCCTTAAGGATGCCAATAAGCGCTTCCTGCTCAACAGGAAGTGCTTTAAGAGTTGCGGCCTTAGCAACAAGGGCCGTATGCTCCTCAGCTTCACGTGCCTTACGAACCTGCTCTTCAGCAGCCTCACGCTTAATGCGCTCCTTCTGGAACAGCTCCCTAGCAGGCTCCGGCATCGCCTTAATGACTTCTTCCTCGTCAAAAGCAGCTGCCTTCTTGGCATCCTCTTCCTCTGCCTCAGCAAGCTCTTCCTTAACCTCGGCGAGCTCCTTAGCAACAGCTTCGGCACTATCCTTGGTCTTCTGCAGCTCTTCAGTAAGCTGCGCAATCTCTGTAGTAGCCGTTGCAAGGCTAGCTGCAGCATCATCAAGCGCCTTCTGAATCTCTTCAGCATGCTCAGGCTTCATGCTCTTGATGATCTCAGTAATCTCCATATGTCCTCTCTCCTTTCTCTTATAGATTTGTATGAACGCTGCGCTATTCGCACCGTCATCCACAAGGTCGACCCGATCAATGACCAGGTCTTCGAGCATATAGGGCATCTGTCTCACCCCCTACTTTCATTATACGTCGTTTGGACAATTTGTATAGCGCTAAAGCTTAATGCGCCTGGCGTCCCCTTGGATCGAGAACATTCGGTACTTACCAGCTTTAACATCCGCAAATACCTCTGGGTTGTCAAGCTTGACGGTAATAAACCAGCCCTCAGGAACAATTCCATCTGGGATACCAAGCGCTGCCTGCTTATCTTTTGTAAACACAATGGACTCAACCACTGTGCCTTGTGAATCACCCATATGCATAACGCCACTGCCTCTATAGTTCGCCATGAAGTTAATGGCGGCAGTCTCGAGTACCTCAGGGCGAATACAATCATCCTGCCAATCAAGCGGCAGGCTACCGTCTGCATTAATAGCTACATTGGCCCACCCGCTTACTAGACCACGGTCAGCTGTCTTAGTAACATTAAACCGTAGCTCGATAGGTCTGTGATCTTCTAGGTATACGCTGTCATTTATTGGCACTATTATTCACCTCCAACATATGCCTGATCACTTTGCTCTAGATCATTCTCAGCAGTGTCATCCTGCTCATCAGTAACCATAACTTCTTTTGTGCTCTCGTCAGTGGAGTTAGCGTAGTTGTCCTCAAACACCTTTACAGATAGGTCTGGCATACCGAGTATCTGGCGCAAATGATTCTGTAGCTCCATATCGCCAGATATATCTAGACCCATTGCACGCAACACAAGCGCGAGTTCCTTAAGAGATGGCGTCTGTATCTGCCCAGGCACAATCTTAGGATTCTCAGTTATGCCGCTAAACGAGTTAAACAGAAATAGGTCTGTGACAGCCCTACTGTTGAATACATCAGCAATGTTCTGCAGTTGCGACTGTATTGCTGCCGCAAGCATAGATTGCTTAGTATCTGCCAGTGCAAAAGACCCTGACTTTGTACCCCCAATAAGTATGATATCAGAAAGCATTGTAATAGCTATTCTATTATCGTACCTATCGATTGTATTGCCAACGTCTATCTGCCTCGCAGATCCAGATGTCAATAGCTTAAGGTCCCAACCGTAAGGAAGCAAGATACCTTCTTCACTATCCCTACGTACAGAAGATACAAGTTCTTCAGCACGTACCTTTAGCGCAGTCATGCGAGCATCTTCTTCGTTCCATAGGTCAAGGCCTTCAGGCGCAGTAAGTACTGGGAAGCCTGCCAGGTCTCGCTCTATGCCGATGCCCTCTATCTCTTCAAAGTGCTTCTTGAAGAACCACGGACGATACGCATTTCTTAGCAGCGACTTACCTTCAGGGTTGTCCCTACTGACACGTGTACGAAACAGCATTCCTTTTGAAAGTGGAATTATGACTCGCTTATAGTCTGGCTCAGCAACCTGTACAAATGCAATCACATCGCCACTCTCATCAAAGATCCATTCATCAAGTGACATCTGTGAACGTACTGGCATCCTACGCCAGCCTATCCTACCGTCTGAATATGCACTACGGTATTTAGGATTAGTCTCAGTAGGCCCCCTCCTAATCTTGTACACAAGCTCATGGAAGCTAAAGCCATACGAAAGCATTGATAGAATCTCACTTATCGTATTAGCCCATGAAGTATCCATGTCATGCATGCACTGCTTAAGGAATTCTGCAGCCTCCTCATCTGCAGGACTATCTCCGCCAGCAACTACACGCCACTCAGTGCCTCTAATCAGCATCTCTGCCAGGTACAAAATAGCACCGATAACTGGGTCGTTATCAGCCATCTCCTGATAAATCTTACCAGCCCACGGCCAACGCAACTCTGGCAGGAATTCTTCATAGACATACGGGCCATACCTTCTAAGGCCAGTAGTTCCAAGCTGCTTGTAGTTTACAACTTTACCGGACATGTGTTCACCTCCTCAATTGTCGCCAGTAAGATCCGCTGGTCTTCTTTACACCAGACGGTGCGCTAATAAGCGCTGGAGCCCTAAAGTAGTTGAAAGCACCTGAGTATGCGTCTATAGTATCATCCTTAAGTCCGTAAGGAAATACATCAGCTTCATCTAGGAATGCAAGTATATTTCTACACCTAGAAGAAATCATTACACGTCCAGCTTGAGCTGCGGCAGATGCTGCGCCAGCTCTTTCAACCTTAGAACCAGTAGTCTTTATGCCTTGGAAATTGTAGCCATTCAAGATATTCCTAGCATAATGATCTTCAGTAATATCGCCTGAAGATCCTGGCTCTTTTTCCTGTCGTATTGCACACGAGTATCCATCGGCTGCAGCTGTTGCAGCGATAAGCTGCTCTAGCTCGTGTGGTGTCTTCTGTACTCTAATAATATCTTCTATCCAGTACATGCCCTGGTAGTGCGCAAGCTTCAGACCTACTGACCAGTCCGGATCCCTCTTATTCTTGCCCTTACGTTTCTGCGGATCTGTAGACGCCATGTCCCAGAATCGTACACGTTGTGCAGCTTCTGGTATATCAGTCGCCGGTACAATATTGAACCAATGCCTGCTGAACACATCTCCAGACTGCTTGATCTCCCAGTTACCATTAAGCAGCTGCTCCCGTTCTACTGGATCGAGCTCATTCAGCGCCTGTGTATACTCTTCAGGGTCTAGGTGCGGGTTATCGCGCAACCCAGCTGATATAAACACGCGCCCAGCATCCGGCCCATCAACGAAGAACCGCTGATAGTAATACTCGCCGAACATACCGCCAGGGTTAGCCGTTGCCCTGAATCTCAACGGGACCTTCAAACCTCTAGTTCTACGCAGTCTCGAGAACAAGTACCGATAGTTTGCTGGGTCTATGTGCGTACACTCGTCCATTCCGATATACTGGAACTCAGCACCTTGATATCGGTAACAGTCATTCTGTGACTCAAGGTACCCGAAGTTT